TCCTGTTTCCCAAATAGTTTCAAAAGCACCTGAACCAATTGAACTATTATATCCAAATTTATTAACCATAGAGTAACCAGGAACTTTACCTTGCTGTATAGCTAAATAAAATGGAATGTCATCCACTGTACTTCCACCTGTTATTGGATTTACATTATTACATCCAGACATTAACAATGTCCTCCCATAGTAAACCAAGTAAAGCGTTCTACTTCTTGTTTTAAATCTTCTTGATAACCAAAATTAAGCTGGCTTTTTAAGGTATCTAAAGCCTGTAATACTTGTTGCTGTTGATTAGGGTTATATTCAACGGAAGGTTCTGGAATGTATACAGTTATTTTAGCCATGACTTAGTATATTCCAAAAGAAGCTATAATTCTAGGAGTTAATCCTATTGATTGATGTGGAATACCGTTTTTAATCCATATCATATCTCCTGGTGACACAACATACGGTTTATTATCTATTAAATAGCAAGTGTGACCATGTAGTCCAAATATATAAACATCTTCCCTATCTTGATGCATTTTCCCCTTTGAACCGTATTTAAAACTAGTAAATATATGTAAATTACTTCTTTTATTGTTTAAATTAAATTTTTTATTCAGTTCTTCAAAAATAATTTTAAAATAGTCTACCTTATGAATATTATCTATTGTAAATACAGAACCAAAAATATCGTCTTCGTTTTCTTGCCATGTATTATAAGAAGGTAAAGAATTAAAATTAATCATTTTTATTAAACAATTAAAATCAAATTCTTTTTCAAAGTTAAAAAAATTTTTATATAATTTAAAATTCATGATAAAATAAAATTACCGCTTACAATTAGTCTTTCTTCATCTTTATTTGGTTCTACAAAATGAGGTATGGCTTTATCAAATATAATAATCAATCCTCTTTTTGGTTTTACAATATATTCATGAGTTTGTACATAGGGATATCCAGGATTGTAAAAACAAGTTTTTGACGAATTATCAGTCACATTAATATAAAAAACAAAAGAAAATCCTTCTACTCCATGTGTATGCAATGGATGATATTGTCCTTGTTTATATTTTTGCACCCAACAATTTTCAAAAATTAAATTACTAAAATTTTTTAATTTAGCAATTTTTTCCACTGAAGGTTTTATTATTTCTTGAGTACCATTAATAAACACATTATTTTTTATTTTATAATAAGAAGTGTATTTTTGATTTACTAATTCAAGCTCAATACTTTCAACTAAATCTATGTACGACTGAGTAATTGTTAACTGATCAGAGTAAATATTAAAATCAAATTTGATATGTTCCACTATCTTTTTCCATCTGGTTGAACGTCTGCTCTAAAAGTTCCATATCTCCAAGTTTGTCCAGCTGATAAATTTTGTATTTTTAAAGCCGCAGCTCTACCTCTAGCTCTTGTATCTATTTTATTAGTAGAAGAAGTTACAGAGAACGGTCCTAACGATGAAGATACAGCGGTATTAGAAGGATAGTCTTTAAGTAAAATAGTAATTGTAGCTGTACCGTTTAATCTTTGGAAATCTGGTATAAATCTTCTTATCTTAGTAAATGTTTCTCCATCTCCATCTTGATGTAATTGAAAATCTCCTGACTCAATATAAGACTGTATGGCAGTTGTTGTTCCGTCTTCTAATTGATCTACTCCTACTTCGTGAGCCCACAAAGTGGACGCACCACCAATATTGGTAACTCCTTGTATAGTAGGGAAACTTGGAGTACCACTAGCATTAAATGAAGTTGCATATGGATTATCGTACAAGTGAGCATCGTAATAAGTAGTTCTTGTTAATGAGCTAGTATACCAAACTTTATCTGAATAATTATAAGTAACACATCTATTGATAGTGCTGGATGAACTGGAAGGATAAAACCAATTGATTTCATTAAACAATGAATTGTGTCCTGCGTAAGTTAATCTTCCTGCATTGTAATTAATTCCTAAATCAGTAGGATTGTTAGTAGTAAATACAAAATCTTCAACCGTACAAGATATCTTTTGAACGGTTCCATTAAATGCATTAAAGCCACCAGCATCGTCCATCCAATATACAACACCATCTACGAATACGACTGCATGAGGACCAACTAAACCACAATTAGATCCTACTTTCCTAATACTAAATGTAAAAGGGGCACCGACATATTGCATAGTGTAAGCTGCAGTATCTGTAAGTACTAAAATATAATCTTTTGCTTTTACAGCACCTACAATTTGTGTGCCGTCATCGATTCTAAATGTTCCAGCAGTGTTAACTGAAGTTGGTTGATAATCATTATAGTTTTCTTGATTTGAAAATCTAATAAACATTGGATCAAAAGTAGTAGGAGATCCAATAGTTGTTTCTGTTCCCAAATGAATAAAATGTCTATCTTGATCAGAGACAATAGATACTGCTGTTTTAGTAGGTGCTCCTGTCATAATAGTTGCTCTTGTTTGCAATGCAGAAGCCGAACTATTAAGAGGTTGCCAAGTAAATGTTCTACCATTTAAAACAGTTGCGGTTAATATTTGTCCAAAATTATCTAAAGACCAATCTGCTGGGTCTAAAGTAACAGATGAAGATAAAGATGCTGTTCCCCATGCAGTATACGCTTCTACTCCTGCTCCATCAGAATGGGATGCTGCAGATGTTCCGTTTACTCCTCTTGTACATCCAGTTAAATCGTTGCTAGATATTCCTGTGTAGGTAATTAATTCATTATCTATTTTTACTGTTCCTGATGTAGGAAAACCTGTTGTACTTATTAATGTAATCGTAGTAACTACAGCATCTATTGCTCCATTTAAAGTAGTAGTTAACCCTGAAGCTCCTCCGTATCCTCCAGTTCCAAAACCATATCCGTAAGTTTGTCCTATAGGGCCTATTTTAACATATCTGTTAATAGTACAGGCTCCATCAGCTGTATTATTAGCTGTAGCATTCGTAGCCATGGTGACTGTAAAAGTATTGATAGTAGCACTAATAACTTCAAAAGTTTGATCTTGAAAATTACCTGCTGTGTATCCAGCACCTGTCGGTGGAGTTACTGAAGTAAAAGTAAATAAATCTCCTGCAACCATGTTATGTCCAGTTAGATTAACAGTAACAGTAGGAGACCCTGTAGTAGTATTGAAAGTTCCCCCTGTTTGAGCAGTTTCTAATGGAGTGATATCATAAAAAGCAGTTTCATAATAAATAAAAAGTCCTTGTTGAGTTCCGATAGCTACATACTTTCTACCATCTAAATCAGTCCATTGATGCTGTGCTCTAGCAACTCCTGCTAAAGTATTAGAAGTAAGTTTTGTCCATCCTCCTATTTTTTCAGGTAATCCATAACGAAAACGAACAAAATCACCATCTACATATTGCCCTTCGGCAGCTGTATCAGTTATTTGTTTATTGAAACCTGGTCTTATGTTAACTAAACTTAATGGCATAAATAGATTATACTATAGTGCATTAGATAATTAAAGGCTCTGGAGATACGTTATAAGGCTCACATTTTATCCAAGTTATTCCATTTTGCATTTTGTCAGTGTGTTTTTTCCGCATATCTATTTTAGTAAATTTAGTGACTTCAACAAATTCTTTAATTTTATTATAAGATTCTTTACTAAGAGTTTTTTTAAAAATATGAGGTATTTTTTTATGATTAAAAAGTTCAATCATGTTATTTAAATACGCATAACTACTCCAATCACAATTTAAACTATCTATAAATAATGAGGAATAAGAATTGCAATTTAATAAAAAAAAATTCATTAAGTCTTGTATGTAGGCAGGACTGCGGTAAAAATCACTAAACAAAATATCTATATTAGTACATTCAATATTATTAAAACCAATATCTTCTAATTTAAATTTAAAATGATCCTTTAAATTAAATTCTTTAATTTTTTTTTCTATAAAATACTTATATTCAGTAGGGCTTTTATCTTGACTAAGGTGGTGCATACCATTATCATAACTTGTTACACTTCCTTCATTATTTTCTTTCATTGCTTGTGCTACAGCGAAAGCAGTAACTCCATATCCAGTTCCCAATTCTAAAAATTTTTTTGTATGCTTAAATTTAACAAGACTATAAAAAAAATAAGCGGTACTTTCAGTGTCATAAAAATGACCGTATTTTTTTATAAAACAATTTATTTCGTAAATCATATCCAATTAATATTAATTACTATTCTAGTTTTTGTATCTGTGTGGGTTGTAGCAGCGTGTTCAATATTAGAACAAAAACAAATAAATCTATTTTCTATACTTTCACTAACTGTATTATCTTTAAACACAGTTTTGCCGTTATTTGTATTAACATAAAATATACCTGTTTTTATATCTTTGTCAGATTTAAAATCTGTATGAAAAGGATATTGTTGAATTTCTTTTTGAATAGTATTTAAATTAGCTTTTATTCTAATTAATGAGGTCGGATTTATTTTATTTAAAATAGGGTTTAAAACTTCAAAAAAATTACTTTGAATGTTAAATTGATTATAAAAAATATGAGTAAATTGAAATTCATATGTATTTTTTGAAAATACATCATTGGTTTTAAAATTATTATAGTACCAAGGAAATGTATTAGACTGTAATACTTCTTGAATATTTGCTAGATCGTTTTTATGAAGAAAGTCTTCATAAATTTTAAAACTCATAAAAGTTATTATTTATTATTAGCAATATCTCTTTCCGCTTCTTTATTTACGTCACTAGAAAAACTAAGCATTTTTTTTACATCATCGTTAAAAAGCATTTGCCATTCGGAAACTATTCTTATTAAATTGTTTCCAAAATGTTTTAAAAAAATAGCTGGTAAATGAAGATGTCCTTTAAAAAAAATTATATACCTTTCTTTTAAAGTAAATTCTATATCAGCAGAACCATCTTTTGGGTGTTGTTTAAAAATCACTTGTGGGGTCTCCTCCCATACCAAATATCGGTCTTCCGTCTCTAATTTGATCTTTGTTAGGACCGTTTTTATCTACATAGTGTAAAAAACATTGAGCATGCCAATCTCCATTAAATTCTTCTCTCCAATGCATAGACTCGCAGCCAAGATAAATAGCTGCATCCCCCTGTTTCATATATATTGGAGTTCCATCAATATAGATAGGCCAAGAGTTTGATTCTTCATCTGCTCCAAGCATAACCGTAACACTTATTTCACAAGCAGGTCTATCAATATGTTTTCCTAATTTAGCGTACTTCGTATACATTCGCCAGAAGGAATAAGTTGGATACAATTGTAGTCCTGTTTCTTTTTCCATTAAAGGAATTTTTTTTAATAATAAAGAATCTGTTAAGGGATCTCCGTAAAAATAAGTCTCTGCATTATTATTTTTAACAGCATCGAAATTTGTTTTATTAACCCTATGCTTCATGATAGCGTAATGTCTCAAAAGATATACCTCATCTTCAGTTAAAAATTTTTCTATCTTTTTATATTTAAAATCTTTTCTTATAATACCCATGACACTAATGAATACCTTATCCCTTTTGTAACTGGTTTAACTTTATGAGGAAACAAAAAAATACTTGGCCATATTATAACACGTCCTGCTTTTGGTTTCACTATAAATTCTTCTTTATCATAATTTCCAGGGGAAGTAAAAACTAACTCTCCCCCTTCATAATCATCATTTAACAATAGAATAATACTTAAAGTCCTTGGAATATGTATCGAATGATCCACATGGTAATGATAAAAACCAGAATCCTGATATTTTAAAAAAGCCATATCAATTATTTGAGTATGTCCTATATCGGTTTTTTTTAAATTAGAATACTCATTAATTAATTTATAAAATTTATATTCTAAAAGATTAGCCCAATGCACATCAGTCATAGATTTAGAGAGGGGAGAAATTGAATATT